ACACTTTTGTTAAGTCTTATGCAGTTGATGGAACAACATTACCAATGGACGGTCTTGGAAGTTTAATTACTTTTCAATCTTTGCTACCAGGTATCTTGACAACAGGCATTCAAACAATTCGCGCGGCGATCGATGTTCAGAAGGCAGCAGCGATTGCTGCATCAACTCCAATGGCAACTGGTTATATCAAAAATACCGGTGCTGATCTCGATCCTAAAGAAGTTTCAGGATTACTAGCTGCTTGGCGTACTGCTCGCAACAATCGTTCAACTGCTTATCTAACTAGCACTTTAGAGTATAAGCCAGTGTCATTCTCACCTAAAGAAATGATGTATTCGGAAGCCATTTTCAATTTGGCAACTGAGATTGCGCGCCTTTGCAATGTGCCAGCCTATTATGTTTCAGCAGATCAAAACAACTCAATGACTTATGCAAATGTGCAAGATGAGCGCAAACAATTCTTAACACTATCTTTGCAACCATTCATCTCTGCCATTGAAGATCGCTTATCGATGGACGACATCACTGCTCGCGGCAATGTTGTCAAGTTTGATATTGATAAGAACTTCTTGCGCACTGATCCATTACAAGAGTTGGCAGTTATCGAAAAATTATTACAACTTGAACTCATTACTCAAGAACAAGCAATGGAAATGACAGATCTAACACCTAACGGAAGTCAAGGTATGGAATGACCCAGATAATCACCTTCGCAGCTGAACTTACAGCCGATTCAGCTAATCGCACTATCTCAGGCAAGATCGTGCCTCTTAACATTGAAGCAGGATCAACCAACATGGGCAAGGTTATCTTTGCCTCTGGATCAATCGAGATCCCAGATCCTAAGACAATCAAACTATTAAACCAACACGATTCCAAGAAGCCTTTGGGTCGTGCAATTAGTTTTTCTGAGTCAGAGAACTCAATCGATGCAGTGTTTTCTGTAAGTCGCTCACAGCGCGGTACAGAAGCCTTGATCCTTGCAGAAGAAGGATTGCAATCAGGATTAAGCATCGGTGCAGAAGTTCTAAAGTCAAAGATCAAGGACGGCGTGACCTATGTGTCTGCTGCTCGCTTGGTCGAAGTAAGTTTAGTGACTGAGCCAGCATTTAAGTCAGCCCAAGTCACTGATATTGCAGCAGAAGAATCTGTTGCAGTAGAAGAACCCCTACCAACAGAAAGCGAGATAGCCAACGTGGAAAATACCACTCCAGCCGTCGAAGCAACACCAGTTGAAGCACAAGCGGTTGAAGCTGCTCGCCCAACTGTCACAGCAATGGCTTACACAAAGCCTCGTATCGAAATCACAGCTGCTAAGTATGCAGAGAACTCAATCCGCGCAGCACTAGGCGATGAAACAGCTCGTCAATACCTACGCGCAGCAGATGACACAACAGACAACGCTGGTCTTGTACCAACTCGTCAACTGTCTGAAATCATCAACCCACTAGGCACAACAATCCGTCCATCGATCGAAGCAATCTCTCGCGGAGTGCTACCAGATGCCGGTATGTCATTTGAGATCCCAAAGATCACAACAATGCCAACAGTTGCAGAAACCGCTGAAGGTTCAGCATTTTCTGAAACAGATCAAGCATCATCATTCTTATCTGTAACAGTTAAAAAGTATGCTGGACAACAGACATTCTCAGTTGAATTGCTAGATCGCACATCTCCAGCATTCTTCGATGAGCTAGTTCGCAACATGGCAGCAGCTTACGCAAAGGCAACAGATGCAGCAGTTCACGCAGCACTTGTTACAGGCGCAACAGCTGATGGCACAACAGTTACAACATACCCAACAGCAGCAGAATTGCTAGGAATCATTTCTCGCGGTGCGGCTTCTGTTTACAGCGCAACAGCAGGATTGCCAAATCCATTCGCTCGCAACCTCATTGCTAATACTTCACAATGGTCAAACTTGATGTCATTAAATGACTCAGGCCGTCCAATTTACAACGAAGTAACAAACCCAATGAACCAACCAGGCTCTGCAACTCCATCAGCTCTACGCGGTCGCGTTGCTGGTCTTGATCTATATGTAACTGCAAACGTTGCATCAACATCAGACACAGACAAAGATGGATCACTTCTTATCGTGAACCCAGATGCATACACATGGTATGAGTCACCAACATACCGCTTACGCGCGGAATCAACAGCAGCAGGTCAAGTAACCATCGGTTACTACGGCTTCGGCGCAATCGCAACTAAGGTTGGCGCTGGCGCATTCAAGAACAACAAGGCGTAAGCCCACTAAGTCGCTGAGAGGGGGCATAGCCCTTGCCCCCTCTTGGTCTTTAGAAAGGAATTGGAATGTCACTCTGCACAGTAGCTGAACTCAAGAGCGTTCTCGGCGTTGGCTCGCTATATTCAGACGCGACAATCCAAGAAGTCTGCGACGCATCAGATGCAGTGTTGCTTCCAATGCTTTGGACTCCAACTTATTTTGCGTCAGCACACGAAAACATTGTTGGTTCAGGAACTCTTTATTTTAATGATCCTGTCAAAGAAATCTTTTATGTTGGTCAAACTGTAACAATTACAAATTGCGGTAGTAATTACAATGGAAGCAAAGTTTTAACAGCCGTTGGTGATTACTCGATAACAATGGCTACTGCCCATGCAACAGCGCAACCTAAACATGCCATTGCCCCTTATGGCTCAGTTGCTTCAAGAACTTACACAGACTGGACTGCCGACATGGCTATCCAGAATGCGGCTCTCATGATAGCTGTCGAGATCTGGCAAGCAAGAACCAGCACTTTGACTGGTTCTAACTCCGTAGATTTCCAGCCCTCACCTTACCGAATGAGCGCACAGCTTCTCGCTAAGGTCAGAGGATTGATTGCACACGCGCTAGACCCTCGCTCAATGGTGGGCTAATGCCAGCATCGATCACAACCCTTCGAACTACCCTGGCAACAGCGTTAGTTGACAACTCACTTTGGCAAACTTTTGCCTTTCCACCTTCAGTTGTTCTCGCTAACTCACTAATCGTAAGCCCGGACGATCCTTATATTGAACCAAGCAATAATTCACGCAACACAGTCAGTCCACTCGCTCGCTTTCGGCTGATTTTGACGGTGCCCCTCTTCGATAACGAAGGCAACCTCAATGGCATTGAAACTAACGTGGTTAGAGTGTTTAACTTATTAGCTGCTAGTTCTTTGACGTATAATGTAGGCAGTGTGTCTGCCCCAAGTGTTCTCAATGCTGCATCAGGTGATCTGCTCAGCTGCGAGATGTCCGTATCAATCCTAACAAGTTGGAGTTAACATGTCAGACCTAACACCAGAGGATCTAGCCTTCTTGAAGAAGATTGGTCAGATCACCACAGCACCAAAGCCAGTAACTACTAAGAAGGAAGAAGAATAACCATGGCAATTTTTCTAAATAACAAGGTTGGTCTAAAGATTGCTACTGTTAATCTTTCTGACCATGTAACTGCTTTCACTCTAAATCGTGTATCAGATCAGATCGAAGTAACTGCAATGGGCGACACAGCTCACAAGTTTGTCACTGGTCTTTCAGCAGACACACTTACAGTCACATTCTTAAACGACACAGCAGCAGCAAGCGTTCTAGCAACATTACAAGATGCTTATGGCTCAACTGTTGCCTGGCAAGCAATTCAAGTTTCAGATGTTGCAGTTTCAGCAACTAACAAACTTTATTCAGGCACAATCTTGGTTGACAACCTAACAGATATCAATGGTGCAGTTGGCGATGAAGGTATGATTGACATTACCTTTACTTGCAATAGCAAGACAGCAACTGCTTCAACAGGTACTTGGTCATAATCTAACTACTAAAGAAAAGGGCTAAAGAATGGCAAAGTTAAAGATCACTAGAACCGATGGCACTGTATCTGAACATCAGATCACGCCATCTATCGAATACGCATTTGAGAACCATGCAAAGATGGGTTTTCATCGTGCGTTCAGAGAGCTAGAGCGGCAATCGGATGTCTATTTTTTGGCTTGGGAATGTCTGCGTCGCAGCTTTGAAGGTACTGGTCAAACAGTTAAACCTTTCGGAGCAGCGTTCATAGATACTCTGTCAAAGGTGGAAGTTCTAGATGATGACCCGGAACTATAGGGCGGGATTCATTTACTTACTTGATCGCAAGATTAAGTCTGGAGACACGCATTCCGCCTAACGACTTACTCGAACTTGATTCGAGAATGTTCAAGGCTTTATTACAGGCTATGAAAGATCGAAATAAGGAGATGAAAGATGCCAGTCGAAGTAAAGGGCGCACTCGCACTTCGTAAGGCTCTACGCACATTCACTCCAGATTTAGCTAAGCAATTACCAAAGGAAATGGCAATAGCCCTGAAGCCCGTTGTGAAGACGGCTCGGGGCTATGCGCCTTCTGAAAGTCAAATCCTTAGTCGATGGCGACCTAGCAAATCTGTTACAGCAAGATTCCCCACCTATGATGCTAAAGCAGTCAAGGCTGGTATTAGTTACAAGACAACACCATCAAAGCCTAATAGTTATGGCTTCAGATCTTTAGCGCGTTTATTCAATAAGACTGCTGCTGGTTCAATCTACGAAATTGCCGGTCGAATCAATCCTGACAGTGTTTTTGTTAAAAATATCAAAGGCAAAGATGGTTCTGTCATGAAAGGCAAGAACGAAATGGAAGGCCGCGCTCTTTATCGCGCCTACGAAGAAGATAGTGGCAAGGCTCAAGATGGTGTAATCAGAGCCATTGAAAAGGTAACTGCCAAACTTAATGAAAGAACTCAGGTGCGCAACTAATGGCCAAAGTAGTTATTGATGTTGCAGCAGAGTTCACTGGCAAACAAGCTTTTGATAAAGCTAACAAGTCCACCATTAATCTTGAAAAAAGCGTTAAGCGTTTAGGCCGTAATTTAGGTATCGCATTAAGCACTACTGCTGTTGTCAATTTTGGCAAAGCAAGTGCTAAGGCTTTTGCAGCCGATGATGCCGCAGCAAAAAGTTTGGGTCAAACCTTAAAGAACTTAGGTCTGGCCTATGGTGCTAACGTTGGCACAGTCAATGGATTCATTAGCCGCTTAGAGGCTCAGACTGGTGTCCTCGATGATGAACTTCGTCCAGCCATGGACAGGCTACTCAGGGCGACAGGCGATGTCGCTCAATCACAAGAATTATTAAACCTTGCTTTAGACATCTCAGCTGGTACTGGTAAAAGCGTAACCCAGGTATCCCAAAGCCTTCAGAAGGCTTATTTAGGACAGAATCAAGCTCTTGGTCGTTTAGGTGTTGGTCTATCAAAAGCCGAACTGACATCATCTAACTTTGAAGAGATCCAAGCACGACTCAATGTTCTATTTGCTGGTCAAGCTGTCCAAGCTGCTGACTCTTATCAAGGCTCACTTAATAAACTTACTGTCGCTGCTAACAACGCCAAAGAAACTATTGGCAAAGGTATCATTGATGCACTTGCTGGCTTCTCTGGCAAAGAAGGTGTTGGCGGTGCTGTAACTGCCATTGATAAACTTGCTACTGGAGTTTCGTCCACAATCACTGGCATTGGTTATCTAGCGCAAAAGGTTGAGTACGCTAAACCAATTCTCGTAGGTGCAGGAGTTGCCATCATGTTGGCATGGGCTCCATGGTTCACAGCGATTACTGCCGCGGCTGCCTTAGTTGGTTTTATCGGTAATGCTTTAAAAAAGAACGCAGGTTTTCAAGGCATGGGCAATGTGCCTATGACCGGTGGATCCAATATGGATACACAAAAATATGCAGAACAACAAAAGAAACTTGCTGCGGCTCGTATTAGAGCTGAAAAGTTAGCAGCAGCTGCCAAGGTCAAAGCAGACAAAGAAGCAGCCGCTAATGCAGCCAAACTTGCTAAGGCTCAATCGATCTTTGACATTGACAAGATTCAGATTGAAGCCGCACTCAAAGGTAAGATTTCAGACGAAGAGAAGTTGCGCTTACAGTTACAACGCGCAATCCTAAACGAGGACTTTGCCCTAGCTGAGAAGTTACAAAAGCAACTGGAAGCCTCACAGCGAGCCACAGCAGCCTTACAAGGTCAAATTAACGCTATTAAGCCAGCGACTAACCCATTCACAGAATGGATCAAGTCGCTTGAAGAGATTTCAAAAACTCTGTCCAAGATCCTTGGCACTCCAATCAACATGACTTCGTCATCGATCATGAACCCTAATCAACCAGGTGCTGCTGGTGCTGGTGCTGGTACTCAGACCCCTAATACACCAACCCCAGTAACCGTTACGCCTGAAACAAATAATGATCCAATACCAGTTGTTGTTGAAGCGACACCAGTCCCATCTACTAACAATCCTTTTGCTGGGCTTGGCGGCAGCAGTTATTTTCCTTCCGAACTTCCAAGCTTCTTGCAAAGCGGTATGTCAACAGTCGCGCGACCATCAGCACCAACAATCATCGTTAACAATAATGGCACAACAATTATGCAGGATGAGTTCGTTAATGCTGTCGCTGATGCTTTGGTAATTGCCGACACTCAAGGCAGAGTGGTTACGCGCCCAGGCGGAACGACGAGTGATACAGGATGACAATCCCAGTAATTAACGCCATCATCAACTTTTCAACAGGTGCTGGCTTTGCCTCGCCTATGATTCTTGATTCAGGCGTGTTGGGAGTTAACGCTCTAGCTGATAGCACAGCAGTCACAGTCGATGTATCTAACCAGGTAGATTCGATTAGGACTAATCGCGGTCGCACAGCTCTTTCAGAAATATTCCAGACTGGCACAATGAGCCTTCGCATCATCGATCAAAACGGTGACTTTAACCCGATGAACCCAGCAAGTCCTTATTACAACTTGCTAACTCCAATGCGTAAGGTGACTATTACCGCTTCTTGGAATGGCACGACTTATCCAATTTTTGCTGGCTACATAACTTCTTATGACACCACAACCCCTCGCGATGTTGGTGAGGTTGTTTATACAACAATTCAAGCGGTCGATGGCTTTAGACTATTTCAGAATGCCCAGATAACCACAGTTGCTTCTGCCACTGCTGGTCAAACTACTGGAACACGCATCGGCAAGATCCTTGACCAAATCGGTTGGCCTACTGGTATGCGTGACATCGATACAGGACAGACCACAGTTCAGGCAGATCCAGGCACTCTTAGAACTTCCCTTGGCGCAATGCAGCTAGTGACTAGCACTGAATATGGCTCGCTGTATATGGACGCTTTGGGCAATCTGGTTTTCCAAGATCGTGCGCTTACTTCTTCTAGCGTGGCTGGCACTCCAGTTGACTTCAATGACAATGGCACTGGCATTTCATATAACAATGCTTTGTGGAAGTTAGACGATACTTTGGTCTTTAACAAAGCCACCATTACTCGAACTGGTGGCACACCACAGGTTGCTTTCAATCAAGCTTCGATCGATAAGTATTTCTTGCACTCATATCAAGAGCAGAACCTGCTCATGGAAACAGATGCGGAAGCCCTAAACAATGCCCAAGCTTTTGTTGCATCTCGCCAAGAAACTTCGATCCGTTGCGATGCAGTTACTTTGGATCTATACACTGCCAATTACGATGCTGGCATTACTGCCGCTTTGGATCTTGACTTCTTTGATCCAATTACGGTAACCACAACTCAACCTGGATCATCGACCCTAACTAAGACTTTACAGGTATTCGGCGTGTCCCATGACATCAAACCGAGTGCTTGGAAAACTGTTCTGACCACACTTGAACCAATTATAGATTCGTTTATACTTGACTCATCACTTTATGGAGTGCTAGGTACTAGCACCCTATCTTACTAAGGAGAACAAATGGCAGCACCATTAGGCTTCAAGACATTCGCCACAGGTGATGTTCTCACAGCCGCAGACACTAACGGATACCTTATGCAGGGAGTCTGGACTTTCGCTAACGCTACTGCTCGCGATGCAGCTGTAACTAGCCCACAAGAAGGCAACATGTGCTATCTAAAAGACACAGATGCCGTTCAGTATTATTCAGGATCAGCCTGGACAGCAGTTGGTGGATCATCAGGTGCAGTAGGTGTAAGTCTTACCAAATCCGCTGTGCAAGTAATTTCAAACGCAACACAAACTGCAGTTACATGGGACGGCGAAGTTTATGATACGAATTCATATCATGACAATGTAACAAATAATTCACGTGTGACTATCCCATCGGGCAAAGCTGGAAAGTATTTAATAACAAGCACCGTAAATTACAATAATGCCGGTGGCACAATTCGAAGCATAAATGTGTATAAAAATGGCGTAGCCTCTTTCGATGTTGCCGTAGGCAATAACGGTGCGTCAAATTGCACAGTTGTTCACAGCGTTATTATGGATTTAGCCGTTGCAGATTATATTCAAATATTCACATTGCAAAATTCAGGTGGAAATGCCAACGTTTCTGCAACAAGTGGCGGATCCTCAACATCTCTACAAGTTGCTTATTTGGGAGCATAATTATGATTGAATTTACAAAACCTAAAAATCTAAATGGTTCAGAATTGCTTGCCGAATTAGAAGCAGCAGGTATCAAAGCCAGCAATCCAACATTAGATGACAATGACGTATTAAAATTGAATATAGATAACAAAGACGTTGAAAAGGCGAAGCCAATCATCGCAGCCCATAATGGGACAGTAATTTCGGTCGAGCCAAGCCTCGAGGAAAAACTGACATGGGTAGGCTTATCAGTCAATGATCTAAAGGCCGCTTTAGGTATATAAGTGAAGCCAAGACTTTCAAAGTGCGCGATCCAGTTAAGAGAACAGATTGACGACACCTTCGGAGATCGAGATAGAAGTTCTGATGGTTGGATCGGCGATACTCGACACAGCGCGCGCGTTTCAGATCACAATCCTGATGCTAACGGCTGGGTTCGTGCCATCGACATCGATCGAGATCTTACAGGCAAAGCTAAACCTGACCTCATGCCAGATCTTGCGGATCAAATTCGTGTCTTTGCAAAGTCTGATAGAAGCAAGCGCATTAGCTACATCATCTTTGACGGCAAAATTGCCAGTTCAAAACTTGCTTGGAGATGGCGCAAATACACAGGCATCAACAAACATAATCACCACTGCCATATCAGCTTTACGAAAGCGGCTGACCTTAATGGTGAGTTTCTTCAAATACCTATGATCGGGGGATCACAATGAAAGATCTAAAGAACGCAGCAGCATCATGGGGCAGAGCATTCTTAGTAGCAGTAATTTCAATGTACGCAGCTGGAGTGTCTGAGCCACAGGCTTTGATCGCTGCTGGCCTTGCTTCAATCATTCCACCAGTGTTGCGATACTTAGATCCTAAAGATGAACTTGGAAGAAAATGACACAGGCAGACTTCTTTCAGCTCTATATTGCCACTCTTGTGACAATCGGTGGATTGGCTGGTTATGTGATCACACACTTGCTCAGCGAGATCAAGCGACTCAACACACGCGTTGATGAGATTTACAACATACTTTTAGAGCGGTAAAATAAAGCCATGGCTCCGCGCAAAGCAAAGGCATTAGAGGATCAAGGCTACACGCCGTTAGAAGCGTATTGCATTGGTCTTAATGAATATTACAAGGCTTTGCGCAAGGCTGGCTTTGCCACAGATATCTGCATGTCATTGCTTATGGATCCATATTCATATCCTGATTGGATATTGCCCAAGCGCATCAACGATAATCCCAGCAGAATGCCGGACTTTTATCCTGACGATGACGAGGATTAATGAAAAGAACCATCGTAGTTCCAGACTTACAAGTCCCATATCACGATGAAGTAGCAGTTAAAAATGTTTCGAGTTTTATTAAAGCGATTCGCCCCGATGCTGTCGTTACTCTCGGAGATGAAATCGATCTCCCACAGATCAGTCGATGGACGGAAAATAAGCCAGGGTGGTACGAGCAAACACTAGCTG